TTGTTTGACGTGCTGTAGCTCATCTGGCCAGAACGCTGACCTTCCGGCACCCAGCCGATCGCGTCGTAGCCTGAGCCATAGATCGCATTCACCTGGCGCCAATTGGTCGCTGTGCCGGTGCCGCCGCCGACGCGGGGAATTTTGTTGCGCAGAGGAGTGTTGACCGGATACAGGTTCTTGGCGGGAGCCTGAAGGTCATAGGCAACCAGGCCTGTGCCGGTTGAGATTGTCTTCTGCAGGACATCGGGGTGCATGCCAGCAGCCGAGAGAACCATGCGAGCAATATCTTCCGATGGGTTCGAAAGCTGGGCTTTGAGCAAGTCTTGAACGTCAGACATAAGGCCTCCTTAAGGCGCTTTGATATGAAGGTTTGGGTTGGAAGTTGTACGTCTTATGGAGACCGGCGCACGTGGGTGGTCGTAGAAAAGAGTCTTTGACTTATGGAAACCGGCAAGGACTCTTGTTTGCATTAACGCTTGATGAAATGCGGCTGAGAAAGAGCCGCTTTTGTCAGAAGCATACTGCGCTCATGCTCAGGCATTGCGCCCAAGGCTTTGGCAATATCTTCGACTGACACGTCCTTGGGAGCTTCCAGCGCTTGGCCGGAAGAGTCTTCTTCCTTCGAAACAGCCTTGGCCAAGGGTCCGGCTGTTTTTGCGGGCGCCGGGCTGTCTTCGACAGCTTCGAGGCGCTTCATGAGGGTTTCGACTGTCTTGGAGAGTGGCTCGATACGCTCTGCAACCTTGATGAGAAGGTCATCACGCTCGGCGACAGCCTTAACCAAGGCCTCGTTGTCGGACTGAGCTTTGGCCAGAGCTTCGGACTGCTCTGACTGGGCCTTGGCCAAAATGTCAGACTGCTCTGACTGAGCCTTGGCAAGAGCTTCAGATTCTTCGGCCTTCTTGACGTTGGTCTCGGCGATGAGCTCGTCGATCTCTTCTTTGGCCATGTCCTTGAAGATTTTGGCGCCGTCTTTCAGCCAGGCACGAAGCTCTTTCGGAACCTTGGAATTGTCGCCTTCAGACTCTTCTTCATACTGGCTTGATGAAGCCAGATAGGCGATGGTCTGAAGAAGCTCGGCGAAACGACCAACTGAATAGAGACCCTTGTTCAGGTCCTCATTCACTGAGGCTTTGGCGACGGCTTCTTCAATGGTCGACAGGGCTGCATTAACCTTGTCAATTGGAGCAACCATGGTTTCAGCCACAACTTCTGCGGAAGTTTCAGTCTTGGCCACAACTTCTTCTGTCGTGGTCTTAGTGGCTGAAACCTCTGTTTTAGTTGTCACATTCGCAGTATCACCCATATCATCAGCCTTTGTAATAGGTTCCAAGCCGCCTGCAGGTTCTTCTTGGCTAGCAGGAATATTGGATGTTTGCGGGTCACTTGAAAGTTCGCGCCTTGAAAGGTCGACTGAACCATCAGCCTTCCACAGATCAATAGTTGCCCCAGGATTAGCTGGGCGGTCGACGAGCGAGATTTCATTCAAAGCAATCTTTGTAATGATCTTGCGGTTGGTCGTATCGCGCTCGAGTACTTTACCTCCGACAGAGAAACCTTTATAGGTCCCTGTCTGAACTTTTTTGATAGCAACTGGGTCAACCACCGTCACTTCGATCAGCGTATCACCATCATCATTAATGGTGGCTTCATCGACAGTACCAGCGGCAGATAACCCATGCATTTCACGAAGTGCACCAGTGCCGTGCGCGAAGAAGTCAGGCAAAGCGGCCTTAACAGCCGAAGCCATCAAGATTTCTCCTGAACGATCGGCTTTTTCAGTTGAAGCGATACCATAAACTTTAATGGTACCGTCTTCAGCTTCTTCGACTTTAAGCAAAGGTGCAAAGAAACGCATTTGGGTTTCCAATTACTTTAGGTTAAACAGCTGAGCCAGTCGCTGGATTTCTCCAGGCGCCACCTTCATATATGATGGTTATGTTCAAATTGGTATCATGGTACAGGATACCACGAGCTGGCAAGGCAGGTCTCTGCGCAGTTGTGCCAACCAAGCAGAAAACCGTCCAGCCGTTGGCGGCAAGAACCTTGGCATCTTCTTGCGGAAGATCAATAGTTGAGCCAGCCGCACAGGTATATGTCCGCCCACTGAAAGTAATGGAGCCACCTTTTGATGGCGGGAAAACTCTGATCATAACGTTAGGACTCGCCATGTTAATCTGCCTCAGAAGGACTTGTTTCTTTTGGATTGTTCTCGGAAGCTTCGGTTTCCTTAAGAGCCTGAGACTCTTTTGTCAACGCCAAAGTTCCCTTACCGGTATAGATGCGATGAACTTCTCCAAGACCTTCGGGGAGAGGGTCTTTTCCAAGTTCCAAAAGAACGTCATCGATGCAGTATGTTGCGTTGCGCAGATAAATGTCATGAATTTCAGACTGCTTCTTGGCATCAACGTCGCGTGCAACACTCCAAGCAAACTCAAGGTCATCAAAACCAAGATCTGATTGGATAACATCGTCAAGAACTCGCTTGACCCACAACTGCAGAGGAACAATGCCTTCTTCAAGAGCAGACTCTTTGTCAGTCTCTGAAGTGGCTCTATTCATCTGCTTGATGAATGGCGATGGTGGTATGGAAAACGCGAAGCAAACAACGCGAGCCAGCCACTCGTCGAATTCATCTTTGATTGGAGCTTCTTTGAACCCTTGGTATTTGGAGCCAAATGGTGCCCAAAGAAGCTTGGAGCGTTCTGCCTGGTTACCGGACAGTTTCGCATCCATCCAGTCTTGCCATTCTTTCAGCTGATCGGGAGACCAACCTTCGGGAACATTAATGAGTCCCGCTGGGATGTTTCCCTCAGTAAAGTAAGCAAGTTGCTGCGTCTGACGACGCAAAGCTGTGTTCAGAGTTACAATAACCTGCTCAACAGGCGCATAACCATAAACATGCCCAGGGCGGAGGTTCCGAGGAGCGTAAATAATATCACGATCCGAAAGATCATTCCAGATGCGACCTTTAATAACCTGTTGGTATGCGGGAAGTGGGGCTCTTGGGCGGCGACCGTTGTCATCTACCAATATTTTGATGGTTGTGCCGTCGACTACGTCTAGGCCCAAGAGCTTTCCGCTGCGAGTCCGACGACGTTCCAAAGTAGGGGCATCGACAACAAGCAAATCTTCAAGAAGCAGACGCACCCAAGTGGCGAAATGATTGACACCATCAGGTTTGCGCAGGAACTTCTCAACAACTTTAATGTTACTCAGATGTCCATCGCGGCGTTCGCGCCTGTTCTTTGGGCGGATTTGCCAATCTAGACGTTCAAATTGATCTTTGCGCGTTTCAATGGCGAGACGCACAAGTTCAACGTTGGAAAATGCGCGAAGTTGCGCAAAACTGAAAGACTCGTAGGCGCGTGGTGTGTAAAGAAGGTTTTGACCAACGTGCAGGTCAAATACGCGAATTGGCTCATTGGTTGCTGGCGTAGGAGGCAGACCGGGCGAAAAAAGACCATTGGCCTGGAACGCCGTCGTGAAGGACGCCGCCATACTGGTCAAAGAGGTCTGTTTTCCGCCTGTCGGCATCAGTTTTTCTGCCCATTAAGTTGTTGCCACTCAACAGAACCCACAGCATACTGCGGGGCGTCCTTGGTGACTATCGCTGCACGCTCCGCATTTTCGCGGTTCTGACGTCGCATAAGATCGTGTAGAGCTTGACCAGCCATAAGATTACCCAGAGCAAGATCGCTAATAGCCCAAACGAGAGCGTCAAGCCGATCAGGTGAGCCAACTCCGAGGTATCCGTCTTGCGCAAGTAGACACATTTGCTCTTCAAGTTCTGCAAAATGTCCAACATGCGACACGCGATTTTGCTCGTAAAGCGCTGCAACAGGCTCTGCACGTAGCACTTTACCGCGTGAAGCGGTGACTTTCTTGAACGGAATAGTTTGGTCGATCGAACGTAGAACGTGTTCAACCATTGCTCCGCCGTAATTGATCTCAGCAACGATATGATCGGCTTTATGTTTGTGAAAAAGCCCGACGGCCTTTTTTCCCCATCCAGCAGGAGACAGAGAGCATGATCCGTCTTCAAGGACATAGGCACGTCCATCAACGCCTTTTCCAGCAACGACAATTCCAATTTCGTCAGCTTTGTCATCATCTCCAGAAGAACCTGATGGATCAATTGCCACAACGACCCTAACGAGCTCTGGAACGGCGCCTTTGTAGAAAGCATTGTCCATCATCTCCCGTGACCAGAGCGCCCCTGGGACGTCATCCAGAATCTCAGCCGCAAGTTCCTGCCTGCCGAGACGTGTTCCCTCGTACTTCTTAATGATGCTTGCCATAAACGACCTGGCAAGGTTGTCACGATTATCCAGCGTGTTGCCACGCGTGGTGATCGTCATGGGGTCCGCCATGATGTCCTTTAGTGTCTTAATCGGCTTCGGAGTCGTGGTGATCACCTGTCGTGGGTGAGTACCAAGTCGAAGACCAAATTGGAGCATGTCCCACGTATCTTGCGGGTATTTCCAACGACACAATTCGTCACACCATGCGAAATCGTGCTGAGGACCACGAAGAGCTTCAGGTTCCTCAGCGGAATATGTTGTCGCAATCGCCCCGTTAGCCCACGTAATGCGGCGTTTCGAGGGCTCATAATTAGGTTTGTTGAGGGGAGAGGCATTCGCAAGGATGCCAGACTCCCCCTCAACGATGACGTCACGACAATCCGCGGCCGTTGGCGCCACTAAAGCTATACGTCCTGCCAAACCTGCATTGACAACTTCCAAGACTGATTGTCCACCAGTGCGCGTATTATGAGTAGGTATCAAAAATTCAGTGGCGCAGTATAGAGCCCCCGAATCTTCCACTGTGAGACACCGAACCATTTTTGGGTCAATGGACTCACAGCTTGTGATTGTACGAACTTTGTGGCGACCAACCTGAGTTCCAGGAGCATTAAGCCTAGCTTGTTTACGCGAAAGACCAAAAATCTTTAATGGTAGGTAGGCCGTGAAACCAACTTCCCAAGTATCACAGGTGTAATCTTCTTTGCCTGACCTTTTGAGTCGAGCAAGTTTATAGGTTATCCGCGGTTTCAAACCAAGCGAAGCAACAAGACGTGCAACGTCATCAATCAAAGACTTGCAAGTATTGCCAAACGCGCAATACAGACCATCTTTCTGACAAGAACCGTCAGTATCCATGAGACCACGCAGCAATTCGAAACGCTGTTCAGTGGAAGCTTGGAAATATACCTCAGGAATATGCTTGTTGTGCAGCAAATCTTGTTTATTAAGAATGGCTGTAAGACCCTCAATCCGATACAGATCGGGATTAGAGATACCTTTCAAAAGTTCAATGCCGCGTTCCTTGCAGTTGTCCAGCATCTCTTGTTCAAAGATGCAAAGATAACCTTGTCTATTGGTACCATCACCCAACCAAGCACCAAGCAGGTATGGATTGATTGGCAATTCAATTTCCTGCCCAGGGTAACCTTCGGCAAGCGGGATATAATGCTGAGGTACACCTTCACCTTTGTTTGAGAGCAAAGTGGCTTGGACCTCATTAGTGTCTCTAACTTTTCCGGTCTTAAAAGAGCGCTCTTTGCCTTTTTGCGTGAACCAAAGATGATCACCATCACACTCAACAAATTCGCCTGTTGAGAAACCAAGGCGGTACATCTTCTTCGGCATATAGGGCTTATGGGCGATGATCTTTGTCAGATTACCCTTGGGCGTATAAACTTGATCATTATCAGTCAAATCTGCCATGGTCTTGAGACCCTCGGCAGTCATGATCTTGGTATCAAGGCTAAGACCTTTGCCGAAACCTCGCCCTGCTAAAATAAGCCAAGTTGTCCAAGTTCCATCCTCAGAACGAGGATTATTCGTCGGCATTAATTGGTTGTCTCTGGCCCAGAATTGCCAGTCATGCAGAAGTTGAACAGCTTGTTCGTCCGTTAAGCTTTTAAGCAGTTTCCCCAGCTGGACCGCTAAGGCTCTCTTCTTCGGCGTCATCAGGACCGATGAGTCCGATAAGGATTGGAGCCAGCTTTTCGAGAAGCGTGTTCCGAGCCCCCTCGATATTGATAGAGCCAGAGAGGTTGAGGTCGGCTTTGTTTCCGTAGACATCGGGCTTTTTGGCCTTCATCATAAACATCAGAAGTGGATCAGAGTGCCTTTGCTCTGTGAGGGGGCCACCGGTAACTGGGTCGATGACGACGCGACCACCCGAGGTTACATAAGTCCTGACACCGTCAATCGCTCTGCGACTGGCTTCGCGCTCAAAGACACGGAAACCGTCTTCAATGGCGGCACCAACCGCCTCATCAAAGGTTTTGTACTGGGAGCGATAGATGCGGATAGTGGAGGCGGAGATGCGAACTTCGTTGGCAGCTTCCTCTTTAGACTTGCCTAAATAAAGGTGTCCGAGATAGACGCGCGCGACTCTTTCCCAGGGGATGGGAGGTTTGCCCTTACGAACTGAGGTTGGGGCGTGGCGGTCCAAGGCGCTTCCACCGCGAGCAATGAGCTCATCGATGAAGGCATCGATCAGATGACCATAGCGCTCATCGACTTCTTCGAGAGTTTTGCTAAAGTTATATGGTTCGATCGTGGACACTGGCGACGCCTTAATTAAACCAACCTCTTGATTATATCGACTATACTATAGTTTAATAGGGGTGTAAACGAGCAATATGGTTATTTTGTATATGAGAATGTGCCGAGTTAACATTAATGCTTAATCGGGTCTTTTCTCCAAAATTTTTGGGT